GTGATCATGATTCTGCGGGGGTAGGTGTGTTGCCTTCAGCAAGCCACTCTTGAATTGCTTGATAATGCCGATTGTCTGAGTTGTTAGGTACACAAAGCTCAATCCCATCAATTACAGCAATATAAAAGTCAACTTGATTGTCTTCGCTATAAATTTTGACAGAAGTAACATTCATTATAATTCAGCATCTAATAGAAAATTAGTATTATTTGAGTAGTCTGCAAAAATCATTAACTCGTTGTTACTAGCAGCGGCAACTTCAGCAAAGTTTATTTTGTAAGAAGAGCCACTACCTCCACCACTTATAGATATTTTAGCTGCTTCGCTTGTAGAAGATGTGCTATTGATGCCACTAAACATAACTAGGGCTGAAGTATTGATTTGAGATGAAGTACCATCAGTTCGCATTACTACAGGCAAAGGAAAAAATTGAGTGCTTGCAGCGCCGTTATTACTTCCTCTAACCAGAATAGGGGAATACCGGCTTAGTCTGATCTTTGTTAAATAGCGCATACACCTAGCAAGCTCATCGCCGTAGCTTCTGTGCTCAAACGGTGTCGCCTTCTCGCCAACTTCAAATTGCAATCCCGTAAGGTAAAAGTCATTGCTAGTGCTGCTAGCTAAATTTACGTTTAACCCTGCGGCTTCATCTGCCGTAACCTTTGCCTCCCAAGCAGTTGGGACCGCACCTGAAGTAAAGTTTGTTCCTGCAGCCAGCCACCAAACTAATTGGCAAGAAAGACCATTATCGTTGCCGAAAGCCCCAGTAGTGTCTCCATCAAAAGTAAGCGTTTTGTGCTCCCAAGTGTCTGCAGTACTAATTGTATAGCTTTGGCCAATAGATCTATCGTTATCAATGTCCATTAAGCGGAACGCATAAGTTCCCGTTTGAGCAGCTCGCACCCAAAAACTAACCGTAACTTTTTCTGCACCACTTGTTCCTTTCTTTAGGTGCTGAAGATCTTGGCCTTCAAGTCTGTGTGCCATATATGCAAAGTCACCAGCTCCTAAGCTGCTGTCTGCTGTAGTGCAGTCCCATTTAATTGAGTTGCTAAAGCCATCAGGAGCTTCCGTACTTTGTGAGATGGTAAAAGTCCCCGCTCCATTGATGCGTATAAACATTCTGTCTACAGTTTGACAAGTATTAGATGAACTCAATCCAGTCACTGAGGTAGAACGTTGCGCTACCTGCATCGCACCATTGATATTGATACGCCTTGAACTCAACGCACCAGCAGTCGGCAGTTGTTGACCACTAATCTGGACATTGCCAGACAACTGGACATTGCCACTATTGTCAATAGAAATACCACCATCTGTTGTAGAGGTGTTTTCAATTTTATTTACTTTAATTGTGCTCATTCTGCTGCCTCCAATGCTGCAACTTTAGCTTCTAGGGTTTCAATCCTAGTCTGTGCTTCTTGCAAGGCTTTAATTGCCATCCACATCATTTGTTGCTCTTTTACGCCCTTGCGTACAACTTCTTCTTGAGCAGGCGTAACAACGTTGCCATCTTCATCAAGAACTGCATCTTTAGCTGATTGCTTGATCCATTCAGTCAGAACTTCTGGACAGTGCTCCTCAACTTGCTGTGCAATAACGCCATAACGGAGATCGTCATCATCATCGTCTTCGTTATAGTGAAATTTTTTAATATCCCAGCTTTTTACCTTGTCCCATTTAGTATCAAGGTTGACAATGTTTTTCTTTTCGCGTTCGTCAGAAAGGTTTGAATCGTTACTTTGGTAGTTATACAATCCACCGTTACTAGCAACTCTAAATCTGGTCGTACTGTTAGCATTTCCCTGAATAAACGAATTACCCGTGCCATTGGGATCATTGTTGTAATTAATCAGGATTCCTTCGTGCTCACTAGAAGCACCAGAAGTATGGGTTATGATCATGGTCCAGCCATTGTCATCGCTGGTAAACTCATGTCTTGCGCTGTTCAAATCGGCTACACCATGTGAGCCGTCTGTGATTCTTGGACCAGTTTTAAGAAATCCTTTTTGGTTGAGCCGCATCCGCTCTGTAAGGGTTTCATTGGGAGAACCGTTTGCTGGTTTTGTGTGAAATGTAAGACTTCCACCCCAGCTAGAAGCTGTTTCTGCGCTGATCCCTCCAAGAGATGCGTCTTGTGAGGTGTTAGCAGAGTTATGTACTCTAAACCTCAGCATGTCTACATCATTGCCACCGGCCGCTGAAGTTAGTTTTGTCAATGAAACATCACCACCTTTCACTTGCACCAAGTGACCACCTTGGTTGCTTGTTGTGTTAAACAGCAGCCGACCTGAGCTATCGATTCGCATCCGCTCTGTTGGTGTGTCACCAGTGACCATGCAAATGTTGTAACTGCCGGCATCAGAGCGTGATTGAAGAACTAAGTTGCCGCTCTCATTAAAAGTGCCAGATCCTCCACCAGTTGAGCCATAAATAACAGGAGCACTGACGCCATCAGGGAATGAAGACGCTCCATTTCTTAGCGTTACAGGCCCACCAGAAACTTCAAGCTTGCTTCCTGGGCTTGTTGTTCCAATACCAACGCCCGTGCTGGTTTCGACCATGCTGGAAAACTCCAGCTCGCCAGCAGTACCACTGTTTTTTAAAAACTGTTCGGCAGACCCTACCGTGGTAGGCAGGGTCAGCGTAATATCAGTACCAGTCGGGCTGGTATCTGCGGGAGCATCGATTGATACGCTCCCGTCATCGCTTCCATTTAGTTTAAGTGTCATCCTACCTCCGCAACGGAAGCCTGATATGCAGCGATAACATCAGCAGTCCACAGTGCATTAGCAATGTCTTGGACTTCCTGAACTTCACCAGTCACGTCGTCGCCAGGGACAACAACATGGCGGTGATGATTACGTGCCAGTTCGACACCATCCTCTTCGACCACCGTGGTGGTACGGATTTGGATGACCTGATTAGGCAGGATTTCTTCTTTGTATTCGAGTCGTTTTGTAATAGCCATTAAGAACGTCCTCCAGACGAAATAGGTTTAGGCAATTGTGTAAGACATGCTTCCAATAAGGCCAGCTGTCGAGACAAGAGAAGGATCTACGTTTGTGTCTTGTGTATCCCGAGCATCAGAGCTGTCAAATTTTTTAAGAAGAATTGCGCTGCTAGCGCTAAATCCGCTGTTCGGAGCGTTATTACTACCCCAGGCACCAAACGTAGGGGAAATACTCATTACACACCGATTATCTACGGGGGTAAAGGGAAGACCCGATACATATAGAGCCCCTGTACCAGCGGTTCTTGCTGTAATCTGAAGCCTAAAATTGATGTGAACAATGTTACCAACTTTAGTGTAAAGACCTGATTGATCGCTGTAAGTAAAGTTGGCGTCAGTGCAGGTAAATGTAGGAGTCCAAGTGCCTTCCTCGTAGTCGTCGAGAGCGTTTGCTTGCGCCGTGTCACCGTTAAAAGTTAGGCCGCCGTCTGAAAGGATTCGCATCCTCTCGGTTGAATCCGTGCCAAACAACATGTCGTTGTCAGAGTGATCATATTCGACAAAACCTCTATACTCGTCGGCGCTTGACGTGCCATCACTAAAAAACAATTTACCTGAACTACTTGTTCCAGATCGGATTGTAATACCTGTATCGCCGCTTGTCGCAACTGTCAAATCATCAGCTGTGTGTTCACCTTCGGTAGTGGTGCCTATCATCAACCGCCCCGAATCATCAACCGTTGCGCGTGCCGTTCCACCAGTAACTAGCTTTAGCTCATTCGTTCCAATTTGCAGACCTGTGTCGGTGTCTGATCCCGTAATACCTGGATTAGCGGTGGTATTAGTACCGTCAATGCGAATAGACATAATTAAACAATCACCCAAGTAGAACCGTCAGGAATAGTCACAGTTGCATCATCATCAATAGTGATAGGACCGGCTGACATAGCATTTTTGTTTGTACCGATAGTATAATCTTCAGTAACAGTCTGATCGTTTTCATAGAAAACTTGGTCAGTACCACCACCAGACGCACCGCCTGCGGTACCCCAACTCAAATTACCGGAACCATCAGACTTCAGTGCATGACCATTAACGGTTGCATCAGCATCAGGAAGAGTCCAAGTAACGTTCTCTGAAACAGTTTCAGGTGCTTGGAAAGCAAGCCAGTTACTGCTATCAGCATCAGCAAACCTAAGGTCAGATTGAGCATTAAGGGTAAGGTTACCCGTCATCTCATCGCCAGCTGCGGCAACGTAAAGCGGGTTAGCAGTGTCTGTAGTATCTACATAGTTCTTAGTAGCTGCATCTTGATCAGCAGTAGGATCGGTAACACTGGTGATACGGCTAGTGCTGACATCGACAGTACCAGTACCGTGTGGATTAAGAACAATGTTCTCGTTATCACTATCAGTAACAATACTGTTACCATTAACATCCAAACTACCGCCAAGTTGCGGTGTCTCATCCGACAACAGGTTAAAGGCAATAGAACCTTCAGGGATAGTAACGAAACCAAGTTGTTGGTCTACCTCAAAGAACGGGTCATCGGTCTGGTTACCACCAATGGTAAACTTACCGTTGTGGTCAGTGGTTGCAGTCCAGATCTTACCGTTGTTAAGTTCGGTTTTTTGATTGGTTTCATCAGGAACACCACCGTTTTCAGGCAGTGCATTGTAGTCTGTACCACTACCAACATATTCCATGGTGTGACCGCTGGAAGCGATCATAGAACGCAGGAAGAATTCAACACCCTCTCCATCGGTAAGAGCACCGTTCAAACCAAGGTTTTCACTACGATTGTCAGGGTTGGGACGGCTAATTTCTACAGTCCAACCACTGCCGTTTGCAGTTGCAGACAAAATAGGATAGATAATGCTGTTAACCTCAACCAACATATTAGTTGCAGGACGTTCAGCATTACCAAACCATGCTTCACTACCGCCATACAGGTCATCACCTTCAGTAGGTGCATCAATGTTAAACGTAGTATCTCCATCAGCTGGAGTACCGTCAACAGTAGATGTGAAGATAGGATTAGGAGACTTACCGTCAGCAATCAAAGCATACCGACCAAAGTCAGTGGTTGATGCAGCAAGGTTAGCCTGACCACCGTTAATACACGTGATGTGTGCGTGGTTGAAAAACGCATAGCTGCTGGTAGCTTGCATGTAACCATTGTTGGTACAAAGAATACCAGGACCATTCAGTGCAGTGTGGGTATAGCTATCAGCAACAATCGACCGCAACGGGCTATCAGCTGCGGGTACACTACCGTCAACCAAGATACCACCACCAGTAGGAGCGGAGTCAAGGTCACCAGCAGCACCCTCACCAGGAGTATGTGGCGTAAAGTTTACGTTGTTGATTTGACTGTCACTAAAGTTCGTACAGTTTTGAACGTACGGAGACTTTCTAATAGTTGCGCCAGGGTAGAACGCAAAGTTCCAGCCTTGGTTAGGAGGCAAACCACGTGTAGAATCTGTGTACAAAGACCCAGAGGCACCACGTGTACCACTAGCCTTCATACCCGTAAGGGTAAGGTTTTGGAAGTATGAACCGCTGTTTACGCGGAACATGGTTTGCAGTTCCTGAGAGTGCGGAGTATCTACGTCGTAGCTGCCTTCGTCCGCAGTAGGAATTTTTGGGTGAATAATACATGTACGCAACGATTGACCGATAATGCCAATGTCATTTTTTTCAATGTCAAGTGGCAGGGTCTCAGCGTAGATGCCAGGTGCAACAGAAATGATACTACCATCACCTTCAGAGTCACCATTGATGTCTGACAGAGCAGCACGAATAGTTCTCTTAGGACGGCTGATACGGTGACCATCGTTGTCATCATCACCACTAGAAGCGTCAACGTAAACAACCTTAGGTTGGTTAGTAAACGTACCGCCTGAGGTAATGGAGGTCCAGCTAGAACCAGTCCAAACAGAAAGAGTCAGGTCGTCGTTAGGGTCAACCCAGACTTGACCGATACCAATACCGTCAGTATCGGTTGGTTCATCGTTCTGGTAGTAGTTGTTGAACCTACGGGTAGTAGCTTGTGCAGTAAAGATCTGGTCGTCAGTGCCGACTCGATCAGGGTCTCCCTCTTGCTCGGTAAGAGTAATTTTATCAGTATTCTTAATACGATCAAGATCAACAGAGTTGGCTGCAATGCCTAGGGTTACTTGACCGCCCGTAGCAGACTTACTAAGACCAGATGTGTCAATTAAAATATCATCCTCAATAGCCGAGTCAATCTTAGAATCAACACGGTTATCAATAGCTGCAGTGGTAGCAATCGTGGTATCGTTGTCAGGCCAAGTCTCAGCAGCTAGGATGGTTTCAGTATCATCGTCAAAATAGTTATCTTCCAGGTACTGCTTAGTAACAGCATCCTGTGCGTTAACAGGATCAGCCAGTTCGGTAATCCTGTTACTATTCATATCGACGTTAGTGTCGAACTCACCGTCAGACTTAGTGACAAACTGGTCTTCAAGTTCTTGTGCTGAATACAGCGTTTGAAGGTAGTTGTCGTTTAGATCCTGTGCACGGATAGCAGAACCTGCGAAAAATTCATTCCGCAGGCTTTCAATGTCCGTATCCCTAAAGATCCTTACGTTGTCAGTACCAGATGCCGGAGCAGTGGTAAAAGTGATTTCAGTAAGAGTCGAAAACGTGTAATCAGTGTCTTGAGTTTGTAAGGTCCCTCCGACAGAAACTTTAACGTCGGATTCCTCTAGATATTCAAATGGAATTGTAAAGGTGACGTCAGATCCGTCACCATCATAAAATACTTCAGTTGTAGCCATTACACATTTTAGATGTCAAAGGTTACGGGTGGATTATCGATTAGTCATTGTTTGGACGTCATAAGGCGGAGCTTGTCCGAGCCTTTGCATCCTAAGGTTTTCAGCAGCTTGATACTCTCGCGTTCTAATTGCTTGACCAATAGCTTCGGTATCTGGGTCTTCAATCAAATTAGTTACAGCAATTTTTCTAGCTTCGTTT